TTACGCCAGTTTTAGTCCTGCCTGATTTGCTCCTTGTGTCGTATTTGTGTCGCTGGCCCCAAAAATGGTGTCGATTTTCCTCGCATGCTCGCTGAGGTGGTTCGGCGAGAGATGCGCGTACCGGCGTACCATTTCGATGCTTTCCCATCCACCCATTTCCTGCAAAACGGAAAGCGGGACTCCTGACTGTATCAGCCAGCTCGCCCAGGTATGCCGCAGGTCATGAAAGCGAAAGTTTTCTATACCGGCTTTTCTTAACCCGGTATACCACGCGTTGTTGTCATCAACACGCATTTTTCTGACAGCTTCCGTTAGCGTACCGTCAGGGCGATGTTTTGCGGTGGTGTGAACAAACACCCACCGGGAATGTTTTCCTATCTGATCCCTTAACACCTTGCATGCGGTATCATTCAGAGCGACGCCAATAGCCTTGCCCGCCTTCGCGTTCTCCGGATTTACCCATGCAACCTTCCTCTGCATATCGACCTGCTGCCACTCCAGATCAATGATATTGGAGCGGCGCAGGCCGGTAGCCAGCGCAAATATCACAACAGGTCGGATACTGTCCGACATACAGCTGATCAGCCTCTCTGCTTCTTCCCTTGTAAGCCAGCGTATCCTTTTGCTGACCGGCTTCCGCGTTTTTATCACCGGCGCCGACTTTATCCACTTCCATTCATTAGCTGCGGCGCGAAGCATAGATCTGATGAAAGATAAATGCTGTGACCGGGTTGCCAGGCTGACGGGCTTAGGTTCATACGCCGGAACGGGAAGCCCCTTCCTGATTGCTGCATCCCTCCGGCTTTCCCATATTTGCAGGTGCTTTCGGTTAATCATCCCATTTACGGCTTCGTGTATTTCATCGGCCGTAATCTTCGAAACATCCCGCCCGGAAAAATTCTGCAGCCAGAAAGCGATTTTTGTTTTGTCGTCATCCAGTGAACGCTTATGCTCCTTTTCCAGGATCCACCGATAGCAACATTCCTGAAAGGTTCGCGGAGGCAGTTCTCCCATCTGATCCACCCGCCACGCCTCGGCCTTCAACTTGTCATGGAGCTCCTGCGCTTGTTTCTTGTCCTTTGTGCCAAGAGAGCGTCTAACTCTTTTTCCTGACGGCGTAAAGAAATGACAGTGCCACACGCCGCCCCTGAGGGTGATTGACATAGTTTTTCCTCTTTATGTTCACCCGCGTTCGCGGGAACAGGATCGCCTGGTGAAGTCAGATACGCAATGCATGCCGCTTCGGTAGTCCGGTATTTATTGCCGATTTTCTTTCCTGACAGCAGACCGGAGTCGATCAGTCGGTAGATAGTGCGTGGAGAAACAATCAGCAGTTCAGCCGCCTGCTGTGCGGTAATGGCTCGTTCTGATGGCATGTGATGTATCTCCGGTTGGATTATGAAAGGCAATAAAAAACCGCCTCAGTGGGCGGTTAGTGGTAATGGGGGGGGGTGGGCGCTTAATTTCCAAAAACGAAGCGAACTCCTCCTGAGTGCCCGAGCAAATCCTTCATGCGCTTGTATGTTTTTGGCGCAGAACCATTGCCGGTGCTAATTTCTGCCTTTAGCATTTCTATCAGGGAATCCCACTCTTTGATAATCGGCGCAAACTGCTTACACACCACGGAGATTTTGTCGAAGTGCTCCCTTATTTCTGGAATCTCCTCTACAAGCAACATGCACCTTCTCAAATCAGAGGCATCACTTGGCGCGTCAAATCTGGAGCCATAAATATTTCGTTTAAGTCCAAGGGCGATAGACGCCATTGTTGCACTGCTCACCCCTACATCCCCGCTTGTTTGCCAGTGCAGAACCTTTATTGCCAAATCACTCATCACATCCTCCATAAAACAAAACCCGCCGCAGCGAGTCATTTAAACCAGATAGTCATCAGCGGGTTATCAGCTACATAGCCAGTGTGCAGCATGCAATGTGCATCACTCCGGCGCTGTCGGGCCGTACCGTATCAATCTCATAGCCAAAATCGGCGCAGAACGCGTTGAGGCGCTCGAAAACAACAATAACCCCCATCGATATACCCGCGAGGAACTAGAACGCATCAGAGCGCGTTACAGGGCCTTATTACGCGAGTTAATCAAAAGCAGGAGTGAGGCAGCATGAACCATACAGTCAAAACCATTCCTGATTACCTGGTAGAGAACTATGGCAATCAGACAGAAGTAGCTCGAAAGCTCAACTGCCATCGAAGCACGGTAAACAAATACGCATACGACACCAAAGGCAATCGCCATGCGGTTGTTAACGGCGTCCTGATGGTTCACCCAATGGGAAGAGGGCGTTGATATGAGCACCATCACATCAATAGCCTCAGCACAGCAGCGCCACAAAGACCGGGAGATGCTTGGCGATATCGACAAGGCGTTACAGACAAACGAGGAAACTCGCCAGCGCCTGGAAGCTATGAGGCGTGAGGTCGTCAATCGCCTGGGATTGAATAAACCTGATGGGCCGGAGGTAGCATGATAACCATGGCACTGGTGTTTTACGCATTCATGGCAGGCATGACTGCTGAGTGGTCGCACACAAGACTAAAAAGCCTTGGAGCTAAAGGCGGTATCGCTCTGGTTTCTTTAGGCGCCGGCCTTGCGTGGCCTTATTTCATATGGGAGATGTCCCGATGAGACTGGAATCTGTCGCCAAATTTCACTCGCCAAAAAGCCCGATGATGAGTGACTCACCACGGGCTACGGCTTCTGATTCGCTTTCAGGTACTGATGTGATGGCAGCCAGGCGCTGCGCTCCTTACTGAGGGCGCGCCCATCCAGTTATGTCGGGGTCACTACGATGGGGATCACTGTGCGAACAGGAAACCGTCTGGCCGCTCAGTCCGATCGGCGTATCAGCGTGGTACCCACCCGGATTTATAGCGGAGGTCGAACCGCACGCAGCATTAGTGGGGCGCTGTATCACGTACTGGAATCTCTGGGTTTCACTGCAGACCAGATAGACAGCAACGCTATCGACGCCCTGGAGTCAACATACTGGACACCACGTGGTGAGACATTTGATTTTGCTACAGGTGAGAGCACGTCAGCGCTGGAGATGCTGCAGAAAATCTGCTATGCCGGAATGGGATATTTTCTGCTGACCGATGGGCTTGTGTCAGCAGGAAGGGAAGGGGTTAAACCCTGGGTTGGCATGATCACCCCGCAGGAAACTACCGAGGAGTTGCAAACCTCGTTTAAAGCTCCGTCGCAGGATGATTACGATGGGGTTGATGTGACCTACATCAACGGCACAACCTGGGCAGAGGAAACCGTGCAATGTAAGCTTCCAGGCAATCCCACACCATTGAAAGTTGAGAGCTATAAACTGGACGGCGTTCTGGATCAGGACCGCGCGTATCGTATCGGTATGCGCCGTTTGCTCGGTTACACGCTACAGCGCCTGCAGCACACCACCTCAACGGAAATGGATGCACTTTGCTACGAGTATATGGACAGGATAATCCTTGCTGATGATATACCCGGCAGCCAGACACTGAGCTGCCTGATTACGGATGTCTCATATAACAGCAGTACGATCACCCTGACCCTAAGTGAATCCCCTGACTGGTCGTTCGAAAGCCCGAGGGTAATTATCAGGAATCAGGAGGGCAGCGCCTCTTTAATGCTGGTACCTACCCGTATTGATGATTACACCATCTCTATCCCGTACAACCCATCGCTTGAGGTTGAAACATGGGCGATTAACGACCCATACATAGAACCCCCACGGCTTCTTTTTTGTTCTTCCGTTCGCGTCCCCTATGACGCACTAATCGGCGAAATTTCCCCGGGTAACGATGGAACAAGCAGCGTCTCAGCTGTTCAGTATAACCCAGGTAAATATGCGTATGACGACGCCAGCTATCCCGGCGATGTCGCGTAAACACACCACAATCCTTTAACCCGCTTCGGCGGGTTTTTTTATGCCCGGAGCGAGCATGACACAATACGCCACCCTTAATCCGCTGGGGTCTACCAGCCCATACGATTTATTCGACAACGCGCAGAATTTTGACTTTGCTATTAACGACATTACGAACGCCATCTGGCAGGATCGCTTCGGTCGCACTCGGCAGACCTGGTACGGGCTTGAACAACTGGCCAAGGCAGCCATTGCTGCGTTTGGCTACATCACCATGGACTCGTTCCAGGCCGGCGCCACGCTTACCCTGCCTAACCAGGTTCTCCGCGATACCAGCACGGGCGAGTATTACCGCTGGGATGGCGCATACCCGGTTCACTCTATCTGCGCGGAGGCCCGTCAGGAGGGTTTAAGCGCACCTGGAAAAAAGAGAGCGGAAACGGAAATACCGGCTGGGTTGAAGGAGCGGATTTATGATTCAGAAAATGAAATGCTTTTACAGTAAAGATGGCACCCTTATAAACATAGGCCCATGGGATTATCAACGGTTCCCGGTTTACGACAATGACGGATTTGTTGATGAAGTGGTGACAGGTAACCCTCTGCCTGACGGAGCCTACGAAAAGGAGATGGATGTTGTTGTCAATGAGGATGGCAGTCGCTCTGTAGCTCAGTAGTCATCATCCGCGTCTCTCATCTTCGAGCGGATAACCAGAGCAGCAAACAGGACAATGACGGCAAGGATGCCGATAACCCACCACATAAAAACCCCCAGCGCGAGAGAAGAAATGCATGAAAGAGAAAAGCGCTACGGCAACGCAGGGCTTTTCTTTCTCTGTGTCGCTGGCGTGTCGTACCTGAAAGGCACTGGATGAAAATGAATGACAAATGACGACACAATAAGACACAAACACCGGAGCGAACGCGGGAAATATTTGTGTTTACAGTGTGTTATTGAGTGCTCTACTTTCTTCTAAGCCGTGGGTCACAGGTTCGAATCCTGTAGGGCGTACCATTACATTTCAATCAGTTACGCATTTTGCATCACCTCCAGATTGTCTTCGTGCGACATATTTGGGACATCTTCGTTAAAAATCGCATCATTCTGGCGGGCATGTTCAGTCAGAGGGTTAGGTGCAAGGTGTGCATATCTACGCACCCTCTCTATCGATTCCCAGTCGTCCAT